GCTCAATTTAACAAAGATTATGCAGAAACCAACTTTAAAGCTTCGGATATTCCAAGATATCCACAGTAAATTTAGAAATCCTCCATGGTTAGGGTTCTTAATGTTAGGAATATTGATTGGATTAGAAGAACGGTACATTAATTGGAAGACCAAGATGACCGTAGACACAGCAATCAAAGATTATAATAACGCAATAGACACAGATGTAGTTACACCTGAGGTAAGAGAACACGACGACGGGAGTATTTCAATAGGACATCCTTTTGATAAAGAACCATGAAACTCTTCGCAGCAATAGAAAAAGTACTACTAGAACGGTGGGAAAAGATAAAAATAGCATTAAAAATTAATAAGTGGCCGTTGTTAGACATGAATGAACAGCGGTTACAGCTTAAAAAGCAATACCTTGAAAGTCTCTTAAAAAAATAACATAAATTTGTCTTACCTATGCGGATTTTCCGGGACGCTGTCAACCCCCATTGGGGTACGGTAAACCGTCCCGCTCGCTTCGCTCGCTCTTTTTTTTCGGCGGCGGCGGTGGACAGTTTCACAGCTGGCACACTTGACACATGTATTGCACCGTGGTAAGCGAGCGAGTGCGAAGCACGAGCGGAGCGTCTCACCTCTGAGACTGGTGCGACTGGCTCGCCATCTGTTGCGATACATTGTTACGGAATGTAAACACATTGCTTGACATATACAGACACATGATATATAATTATAATATAAACAATCAGAGGTAAACCTTATGAGCCATTACATCAACGACGAAATACTAGAAACACTATACGAAGAAGAGCTTGAGTACTTCACTAATAATAATCCATGTGGTATCTTTACTCAAGAGGATATTATCAACGCTGCTGAGATTATGGCTTATAAAAGATTTGAGAATATGAGTATGTAACAAAGTGTAAACAACACTTGACTTTTTACTTATCACCTGCTATTATAATAATATAGCAATCAAACATTATGAACTATCTTCAACAACTACAAGCTGACATTGACAGACTACAACAACAATGCAAACCTCAGTTAATGACAGTAAGGTATACTAAACTACCTACTACAATTAACAGACCTAGAAAATCAGTTAAGTTCTAATTATGAAATACTCTGATCCATTCGGTTTTAAAAAAGCTCTCAATACTAAATCACTTGATAAGCTAAACAAAAAACAACTTGACCAATTAACCACCATTCTTAAAAAAATCAATTATGACTAACGAACAGTATCAAGAACTATTTAACATTCTAACTCCTAGAATGCAAAAACAACTCATTGAGTCATTACATGATCTAGAACCAGTTCACAATGACCCAGCCGACGAACCCGAGCACGGCGACTTTAAAATTGTAGGCAACAAATTATACTTATGATTACTAACAAACAAAAAGATCAACTAGCAATAGCTAGAGAAAACGACGAACGCCGTCACCTCTCATATATTACATTATGTAACGATGACTTGCTCTATTTAGTAGATCATTGCTATAATAGAATTGGAGATGAGAGATTAAAATCAGTATGCGATCGTCTCCTATTATCCGCACTTAATCATTAATTATGAAACTTCACTCATTCGCTACTAATCGTACATTATTAACTTTTGACGATGGGTCCGAGGTCTTCTTTAGTTATCAGACACCGGTCGCAGGATATTCTAAAAAGTTAGGATACATCAAAACTAATCGTTGGTATAGTTCGACGACTACTCGCCACATTAACAGATACTTAAATGAGTATTGCGATGTTCCAAATCCTGACAGTATTCCAACTGTTGATCCTTCAGAGATCGCAAACTTAGTACCTATTCCAGTTAGGTATTAATACTCACAATGACTTCTCACCCACTTTATTATTTTTTATTATTATGTTTAACATGTACGTATCAGTTCCATTCCGTTCTTCAACATTCCTTTCCGATGTAAAGGTAGACATTGTAAATGGTAAAGCCGTCGCCTATTTTCAAGACGGTTCCGTCTACGGTTATCGCAATGTATCAAAACGTGCGATCTCAAATATTCTAGTTAATCCATCTATTAGTCTCGGCTTTTGGTGCAATCGTAATTTATTCCAGTCTAACAGAGCACGTGAAGACTGGCGTGTAATTCCTAAGGATAATAAAACAATGCGTAACGGCTATTATGTTTTAGATCTTCCACAGAAGAAAACACACAAAGATGTAAATCTTCCTAATTTTGTTTAATTAATTATTATGTGGTATCATCTGACAGCACCGAGCTTGCACGGCTGCAGTAATTGAGTAAATCCACTTTTTTTATTATGAATACTTACCAAATGTATTTAGGCTTAAACCGTCCGGATAATGAGATCATTACTACTGAACAGTTTAACGCCTATACTCAAGAAGTCCTTGATACAATGTTCGACGGTTACACAATATCGGACGCCGTCGGAAATTGGAAAGGAGAAAGGGAACAAACAAAAATTGTTTCTATATGTACAGAGTATAAAGACTTAGTACAGAAAGCCGCAAACCTTTACAAAGAATTTTTTGAACAAGACGCCGTCGCAATTTCTACATTGCCAGCTTTGGAGATGGTATAATTTTATACCTCTCCCTTTTGTATCATTCGATACATTTCACAATAAACCACAATAACTATCACAATAAGCATTCACAATGACATGGACGCAAGGACGCAAGGACGCATAGACAGTTCATTGCTCCTACGCATCTACCGTGCAGTACGCACACAACCACAAACACCAATACGCCGCAGGAGGTTAAGTATTCTTAATGACTAACTTTTCAGAAACTTATTATCCTACAATACAAGGATACAGGCTAACACCTGATGACCATAAAGCTAACAACCAATGGTTTGCTGAAATGCTTGACAAACTCAAGGACGATGGTGTATTATATATACCAGTACTTCATAAAGCATTTAACAAACAAGGTGAAGAAGTACAAGACACTTTAACATCCACAGTAAGAGGTATTCTAAATGACTAGAAAGTATGAAGTTCGAGTTCAACAAAAACATGTTGACTTTTATCATGTTGAGGCAGACAGTACGGAAAGTGCACAACAACAAGTGTTAGTTGGTATATCATCTGGTATACTAGGTAATGTATCACTTGAGGATACTATTACATACAAACCCATCTTTGATTATGCTATGGAGTTAGAACCCAATGACTGAATATCACGATCTCATGCAACAAGCAGAAGAGCACAACAAAAAGATGCATCGCACCAAAGACATCAATGTCAATGACTGTCTCACGTATGAAGACAGGGATGCCATCGCTAAGATCATTGACAAACGTGTTGCCAAAGAATATGGTGACATGTATCCATTTAAATGGTCATTCAACGTTTCAGGACACTTTATTTGTTAACCACTATGACAATAGACATCACACAACAACTCAACTACTCACAGGCAGTACGCCGAGCACGTCCAGAATGGGATGATGACAAGGTAAGAAAAGCGGCAGAGTATTTAGTCCTTTATATGGACGTAAGACTTAAACCATACAAAGTTAATGAAAAACTTGACGAGTTTGATAAAGATGGAGGGTTTTTATTCTAATGTTAACATTATCACAAGGTACAAACCTATCCATCCTATTACATGATGCTCTCAACAGAGCTAAGGATGACATTCTCACACACCCACTCGATCCTGAAGAGATCGAAGAACTCATGGAGGAACTACTTTGACTACCACCAAACCACTCTATCTACTCATCAAACTTGACGTTGATGCAGAAGTTGTCTTCACATATGATGAAGCAGAAAAGTATGCAGAAAACTTTTGTAATAGTCTAGAGTTTGAGCTGATTGACCATTGTTTAGAAGAAGAAGAAAACCCATGTTTATATATAGGAGGCGAGGAAGATAACAAACCGTTACTTCATATTAATTAACATTATTACAAATTGTTTTATTATCGCAGGTGTCACAAGACATTGGAACTATGGCAATAACACCGAACTGGCAGCACCACAGCAAAAAGCCGCCCAAATACAAAAAGAAACCACAAATAATACGAGCCGCAAAGAAGCGAACTAAGCAATTTCTGGCTCGTATTTTTTCACAATAATTATCACAATGACAAGGAGGCAGGGACGCATGGACTCTCACAAACTCAAATACCACGTAGAACTCAGGAGTGGGAGAGACTTTATCATCCAAAGCTCGTACGACCCTGAAGAAATAGCATGGGATGCTCACGACGAAGCATGTCTCATGGACGATTATGTAAAAAACATTACCCCGATTTGCGATGTCTAACCGAAAATACTATCCTAACAGATGGAAACAAATACAAAACATACCAGCTCAATACTTTGAAGACATTGACTTTGAAGATTTTATGGATTGGAAAATGGGGGGTTACGAAATTCCCGATAATGTGGTATGCTTAGTTAGAGATCGTAATCTTAAAACAAACAAAGTAACTGAACACGTGTACAAACAATCACCAGCAGCTCACAAGCTCATCAAAAAACTTGCATATCAAGGCGATAGTGAACTAACTATTTGCACACACAACGCAGTTGCACACATTGCACCACACAACTACATAGGAGAAGTATGAAGGACTCATTCAAGGACGTCTACACATATGCTAGTCAGGCACTAGACATGTTAGAACGTGAAAAGGATATCAATCCTAACTACAACGAAATCAAAGAACTACTAACCGCCCAAGTCAACGACGAACTACATGATGTCAGGTATTCCCGAGTCACTAATTGAAGAACAAGTTAAACTGGAGAGATCACAGGTAAGTCAAGGTCTCAAGAGTCTCAACGATAATACATTCAAACTGGAGGACAAAAGCTATGCCTCAGCTACAGTTTATGGTATTGCGTCTATAGACTCATTGTTACCACTACTGGTCAACAAAATCACAATGACTAACCGCCGCATCCACGAAGGTCACACAGGTGTAGCATTCAAGGAGATACACAAGTATCTTGCTGGTTTGGAACCGTTGGCTGCTGCTGCAATAGCATGTAAGATTACATTCGATAAAGTGTTTAGCTTCAAGGAAGGTAGTAACTTCGCTGTCAATGTATGTGACTCTATTGGTCATGCCATTGAAGATGAGTGTCAGATGAGACACTATGAGGAGAAGGTACCTGCTCTATTGACTACACTAAAGAAAAACTATTGGCACAAGTCTATTGGCACACAGCAAAAGCTAGTCGTAATCAAGACTTTGATGAATCGTTACAAAGTACCTGCATGGACGCCATGGGGTAGATCTATTCGTGTGAAGCTTGGAGGTTGGCTACTTGACTGTATCATGGAATCAAGTGGTTGGTTTACTCAGGAAAAGATAAGAGAAGGACATAAAACTGTTACATATGTATTACCAACAGCTGAGTTCTTGGACATCAAGGACGAAGTTATGGCTACTGCTGAGTTGTTCTCACCTTTAGCTTGGCCAATGCTAGTGCCACCAAGGGATTGGAGCAATGAAGAACAAGGAGGCTACATTCTTAACGAAGTTATGTGTGGTCACGATATGGTCAGAAGAGGCGACCGCCACCGTATACAGGGAGAAACACCACTAGACTTTCTGAATAAAATACAGAAGGTCGGATATCAACTAAATCCCTTTGTAGTAAGTACTGCTGAGTTCTTACAAGAAAAAGAAATTAGTGTTGGGAAATTCCTCCCTATCATACATTATGACATACCTCCTAAACCTGTAGATATAGCTGAGAACAAGGAGTCTCGGAAGAACTATAGAAGAAGAGTAGCTGAAGTAATGAATAGACAAGCTCAAGAGACTAGAAGGTCTTGTCGTACTCGTATGACTATGGAAGCTGTGTCTAAGTTTAAAGATAGAGATGTGTTCTATATACCGTGGTCTTTCGATTACAGAGGTAGAGCATACCCAATACCTGCATTCCTTACTCCGCAAGATACTGACTTTGGAAAAAGTTTGATTAAGTTTGCTGAGTCAGCTGATGTTACACCTGAATCATACAAGTGGTTAGCTTTTCAAGTAGCTACAACGTATGGTCTTGATAAACACACATGGAATGACAGACAACAATGGGTCAAAGATAACATTGCCACAATAACTCGTATCGCCGAGGATCCTGTAGATAACATAGGAGACTGGGAAGGTGCAGAGGAGCCATGGCAGTTTCTTGCAGCATGTGATGAGTACTATCATTGCGTTCTCAAGAAGGATAGATTGACTACAAATCTATGTGTAGCAACAGACGCTACATGTAGTGGTCTACAGATTCTCGCAGGTCTCGCCCGTGATAAATCAACAGCACAACTTGTCAATGTGTTGCCATCTGATCGACCACAAGATGCTTATGCTGTTATAGCTGAGGTATCTAAACCTAATATACCTGAGGTCTTGCACCCAGTCTGGGATAGAAAATGTTGTAAACGCACAGTTATGACAATACCTTACAATGCTAAGGCGTTTAGTAACAGGCAATACATCAAGGAAGCTCTCAAAGAAAAAGGTATAGAGGTTGACAAGGACGACCTGACTCTTACAGTCAGAGCTGTCAGGGAAGCGATGTCTCTGGTAGTTCCGGGTCCAATGTCTGTTATGAAATGGATAGAGGACGAGGTGTCTAAAGCTATCAAACGTGGTGTTACAGAACTAGAATGGACAACTCCATCTGGATTTGTAGTAGTACAACGATTGATGAAGAAGCAAATGGAAACTATTGATCTTAAACTTCTTGGTAGATGTCGCTTGACAGTTGCCACAGAAGATGGTAAAATAGTAGATAGGAGTCGGCATAAAGCTGCAACAGCTCCTAATCTCATACATTCGCTTGATGCATCTCTTTTACATGAGAGTGTCAAACGATTTGATGCACCCATCGCATTGATACATGACTCAGTTCTATGCAGAGCTACAGATATGTCTTTACTGTCTACTATAGTCAGGGAAACATACATGTACTTGTTTGCTGACCATGATTATCTACATACTTTCGCCCAACAAATTGGAGCGGAAACTGACCCACCGATCATTGGAGATCTTGAACCGAGATCCGTGATTGATTCCACTTATTTTTTCTGCTAATGGCAAGAACAATTCACAAAACTGAAAACCCTGTAACACTTGAGGGATTCCAAGCAATACTAGCTCCTAGTAAGTTTGGTTATTCACTCTCGGCTGTTGTTGACACAGATGTTGTTGACAAGTTAGAAGATGAGCGAGCTGAAGTCCTAAAATGGGCAGAATCTAAGCTCAAAAATCCGAAACGCTCCACGCTCAAGCCTGAGCCATGGGAGGAAGTTTCTAAGGATAAGTATAAAATTAAATTCTCTTGGAACGAAGAGAACCGTCCTCCTGTAGTAGATACAGAGGGTACTCAACTCACAGATACAAACATTCCATTATATGCAGGATCTACTGTTAAACTGGGTTTCTATCAAAAACCATATATTCTTAGGGATGGGGTTACCTATGGTAGCTCTCTTAAGTTGGTTGGTGTACAAGTTGTCTCAGTAAAAGGTGAGGCTGGCGTAGACACAGGTGACATGGACGTAAGTGCAGTCGCTGAATTATTTGGTAAGTCATCAGGTTACAAGGCAGCTGACCCTAACGTAGTACCTGCTTTTGAAGATGCAACACCAAGTTCAGTAGAAGATGACGACGACTTCTAAATTCAAATCCAAGTTGGAAGAGAGACTCGCTACTCTCTTTTCAACGCTTGGAGTTAAATACGAATATGAGTCTGAGAAAATCTGCTATACAATCCAACACCACTATTGCCCAGACTTTGTACTTCCTAACCACGTATATTTAGAAGCCAAAGGCTATTGGTCACCTGCTGATCGCAGGAAGATTTTGGCCGTGAAAAAAGATAATCCAGACATGGATTTACGTATGGTATTCCAAGCACCATATAATAAAATAAATAAAAAAAGTAAGACTACATACGCAATGTTTTGTGAAAAGCATGACATTCCGTGGACAGCTTACCATGATATACCGATTGAATGGTTAACATGACCGATAATGAGTTCGTAAGGCATATACCTTGCGACAACTGTGGTTCATCTGATGGCAATTCCTTGTACTCAGATGGACACACTTACTGCTTCGTCTGTCATAATGTCACGGACGGAGACAAACCTATTCACAATAACAAAATGCAGGGACAAGTATACCTTACAGGATCAGCCGAACGGCTGCAAAAACGTGGTATTTCTGAAAAAACTAACAAATTTTACCAAATTTATGTAGATGGCAACGAATTAAAGTTTCCATACCATGATGAATCAGGAGTATTGCAGGGTATCAAGACCAAAACAAAGAAAAAAGACTTTCGATATGCAGGAGTTTCCACTAACACGCTATTCGGTCAGCATCGTTTTCCTAGTACTGGTAAACGTATTGTTGTTACTGAAGGCGAACTAGACGCAGCTAGTTGCTATGAAGCCATGAGTGGCTGGCCAATGGTCTCACTTCCTCATGGAGCTGCTAGTGCTAAGAAAGACATTCAAAAACAAATACCCCTATTTCAAGGTTATGAGGAAATTGTACTATTTTTCGATAATGATGAGGCAGGTATCAAGGCAGCAGAAGAAGCTGCAACCGTATTACCACCCGGGAAAACAAAAATAGCTCGTCTGGAGTCATACAAAGATCCTTCAGAAGCCTTGCAAGCCAACGACTCTGAGGCAATCCGGAAAGCAATCTGGGATGCTAAACCATATCGACCAGATGGTATCGTCGAAGGTAAATCATTATTAAGTCTGGTCACAACCCCAACACCACCAGCAGATCACGAGTATCCATTTCAAGGACTCAATGAAAAGCTACACGGAATCCGATATCAAGAACTGATTACTATAACATCAGGCTCAGGTATTGGTAAATCAAGTTTCTGCCGCCAAATTGCAGCAGGTCTCCTAGATAAGGGAGAGAAAGTAGGTTACTTAGCTTTAGAGGAATCTAACAGACGAAGTGCTTTAGGTCTAATGTCTTGTGCATTGGGTAAATCATTACACATAGGAGAACATGAACAATCAGAATTGGAAGACTCTTTTCGCCTTACTCTGGAACATTGGAATCTATTCTTGTTTGATGGTTTTGGCTCGTACGATCCTGAGACAATTTACTCTCGGATCGAGTACCTTGCCTGTGGATTGGAATGTCGTATTGTATTCCTCGATCACCTCAGTATATTATTGAGTGGATTAGACGGAGACGAGAGACGTATGATTGATACTACCATGACCAAACTAAGGTCATTAGTTGAGCGTACTGGCATTACATTATTTCTAGTATCTCATTTAAGGAGAAGTAACAATGATAGGACTTCGCACGAAGAGGGAGGAAAAGTTTCCCTCAGCCAACTCCGAGGATCTCATAGCATTGCTCAACTCAGCGATCAAGTCATCGCTTTGGAGCGAGACCAACAGGCAGAAACTGACAAAGATATTACCACTCTTAGAATTATTAAAAACCGTTATTCAGGAGAAACTGGATTTGCCGGTCAAATAAAATACGATTTATCTACATCGAGGTTTACAGAACATGAAACTACGAACACCGTTTTCAATCCCAGCACAGACTTCTGAGCTACAAAAACCTAAACCACCTACCAAAGATGCCAAACGAAAAGCAAAGTTCAGAGACAAAACTTTTGACTGGACCAGTAATAATAGACCTAGAAACAAACGGTCTTCTTAAGAATACTACTGAGATCCATTGCATTGCAGTACATTACGTAGATGAGGGGATGACCATCAGCTACAATGACACAGGAGCTGCAGAACCAATAGTCAGAGGCGTTCAGTTTATTGAACAAGCTTCACGAATTATTGGACATAATATCATTGGGTTTGATATACCCATAATCAAAAAGATGTATCCATGGTTTAATCCTCAGGGAGAAATTGTTGATACTCTTGTGCTATCTCGTCTATATCATCCTAATATGATAGAGATAGACAAAAGAAGAAACTGGAAACATATGCCGTTACAATTATATGGTAGACATTCACTCGAATCATATGGTTACCGATTAGGAGAATACAAAGGAAACTTTGGTAAAGATACTGATTGGTCTACATGGTCTCAAGAGATGGAAGACTACTGCGTACAAGACGTTGCTGTTACACAAAAACTATGCAATCACTTCCACCGTTACCTGAGTGGGTCAAACTAGAACACGAGGTAGCTCAAATACTCACACAACAGGAGATCCATGGATGGTATTTTGATGAACAAGCTGCACGGAAACTTGAATCTGCTCTCAGAATTGAGTATGAGGCGATTACTGAGGTACTTCTCAACAGGTATCCTTACGTTGCAGGAAAGGAATTTACTCCTAAAAGAAATAATAAGAGCCAAGGGTACATCGAAGGTTGTACATTTACTCGATTAAAAGAATTTAATCCATCATCACGGGATCATATCGCATGGATCTTACAAATACATTGTGGTTGGACGCCCGAATCGCTGACATCCACAGGAAAACCAGTAATAGACGAGACAGTACTCAGAGACATTGGGACGGATACAGCTCTGAAATTTCTGACACTATTGGATCTGACGAAGCAGTTAGGGATGATATCCGAAGGCGTGAACGCATGGCAGAAGCTATGTACGAAGTCTAGAATACATCACTATTGTGCTACAAATACTGCTACATTTAGATGTCATCATCGTACACCAAACCTTGGACAAGTTCCAAGTGATGAACGATTCAGACGTTTATTTATAGCTACACCCGGTCAACGCATGGTCGCAGCTGACTTATCGGGTATAGAACTACGCATGCTCGCTCACTATCTAGCCAGATACGACGGCGGTAGGTATGCAGAGATTCTTACAACAGGCGACATACACCAAACCAATGCCGATAAAATAGGTATAACTAGACGTCAAGTCAAGACTGTTACCTACGCCTTTTTATATGGTTGCGGAGATATTAAACTAGGACACTCTTATGATCAGTTACTATCCGAAGAATCCGCTAGAAAGAAGGGAAGGGAGATTCGTAAAGCTTATGTTGATGCCATTCCGGGTCTTGCAGAGCTGCTACAAGCTTGTAAAAAGTGTAGTGATAGAGGTTATGCAAACGCCATCGACGGTCGTCGTATCAGCGTGGACAAAGGGCATAAGTTTCTCAATTACCTCTTACAGGGAGGAGCAGCGGTTATCGCCAAGAGATGGATGGTCGGAGCACACAGACACATAAAAGATATGTCTTTGTGTTGTCATCAACTTGCATTCATTCACGACGAACTACAGTTTGAATGTGATCCAAAACACGTAGAAGATCTCAAGTCTATATTAGAACTATCTGCTACTGAAGCAGGTGAGTATTATAATATGAGAATCCAAATAGCTGCTGAAGCTAAAGATGGATTGACTTGGGCGGATACCCACTAATGTATGAAAATTTTAATTGACGCAGACTATATTGTATATAAGTCATGTGCCGCAGCAGAAAGTGAAGTAGACTTTGGTAATGATGTTATACTCGTTACAAGTAATTTTACTGATGCATATAACGCCGCAAAGCGTGAAATAACTAGAATTGAACAGAAACTAGGTGATTTCTCAACTACTATATTGTTCTTCTCAGATAGTGTAAATTTCAGAAAAGGAATTTTACCATCTTACAAAGGACATCGTAATCGTAAAAAACCTTGCGGATACAAACGTATAATCAATGCTCTTGGAAAAGAGTATAAGGTCATCAAGAAGCCTTTGTTAGAAGGTGATGATGCACTTGGTATTTACGCCACCAAATTTCCCGGAAACATAATTGTTTCACCAGATAAGGATATGAAACAGATCCCGGGTCAGCTGTACAATTTTGACGATGTGTTCACAATAACTGCAGAAGAAGGTGCAAAATGGCATTTACTTCAAACTATGGCAGGTGACAACACCGACGGATATGCTGGAGTACCTACAATCGGCGTAAAAAGAGCCGAAAAAATTTTTGAGGAAAAGGGATACACTTGGAAAGCCGTAGTGGAGACCTTTGAAGAAAAAGGTATGACAGAAGAAGACGCTCTAGTCAACGCTAGACTAGCCAAAATATTAACTGCTGACGATTATGACTTCCAAAGAAAAGAACCTAAACTATGGTCCCCCTCCTCCGATTACAAAGTTAACGACGGAGCAGGATCTAAAGATGAGGCTGATAGCCGACAAACTAAAACAAAAGCATGTAAGTAAAGAAGATATCATTACTGTCTTCTTGGCATTACAAAAACAAAATTTTATTTTAAGTAATTCTTTAATGAACTTAGTAGAGAGCTGGCCAAAGGAGCCACATGCTATGTTCGGTATTTTAATATGACAACAGAACTAATCTCCCGTACTGGTCGGGTCCAGTCTTGGCTGGATAACCCAGAATCACGCCTACCAGTTTCATGTACTGTATTCGTCG